TATCTTGCTAAGATTTTATCTGACAACGCTGTTGTTCCGCCGCCGAGTGCTGCGGATGCCAGAGTAGGTTTTGTCCCACCCAAGGATAGATCAGATTACAGCGGAAATGTTGATCGTTACAGTATTCCTGTTGGGAATGTTATTCCGCCAAACTTGCGTCCTGCGGCGGACTATTTAGGTTTAACCGATCTTTCAAATTTAAATCCCGTGACGACTATGTTTACGCGTCCGAGGGATGCAGCGGCACGTTATGCTGATCCTGTGAAATACTCGCCAACTGGTGAGCGTGAGCTTTCAGATTTAATTGAAGCTGGCATGGGTCCGTTAGAAGCTGTAATTGGTTTAGGTGCAAGCAGGTATTTGCGAGAGCCGATTGAAAAGGGCTTAGGTGCTTTATTTGGGCTTGATGTTGATGCCCCGACTCCAAGCCGCGGTGACAAAGATTTGCGTTTGTATCATGGAACTCCGAGTGAAGGGTTTAATCCTGAGCAAAAAGTTAGAATGCCTGATGGTAGCATTAAGTACATTGATATGTTTCAGGTGGCTGGTGGTAAGCCGGGTGATATGTCTATGTTGGAGTCTATGGCGCCACCCGGCGCTGAAGTTCTTGAGACTTACCCCTATGGTCGTCTTACCACTGATTTCATTGGTACTGGTGAAGGGGGAATGGTCAAAGGATCAGATGATGCTGCAAAATCACAGGCTGGGGCATTAGCTGGCAAGGGTATTTATTTTGGTTCTAAACCAAATATTTCTCAATTTTATCGTTATGTAAACTCTTCTGGCATTCCATATGTGCCTTATAAAGATTCGATAAAAGATGGCGTTGGTCAGGAAACTTTGGACGTTGTTCAGCCTGCAATTATTGATCAGTATGGAAGCCTTGATAAAGCACTAGAGGCTTATAACTTTGGCGATGATGACATTTTTAGCTTTACTGTTGGTGATGAAGTCTTCTCTTTTAAAACTCCTGCGTCTGTAAGAGATGAGGTTGAAAAGAATTTTGAAAATGTTCTTGAGACAATAAAATCGGACCCAGTTATAAGTCAGTACGTGCCTGAAACAACTGCAACTTCTGCGAATAAGGCTACAGTCAATAAGGTTTCTGAAAACATAAAAAGAAGAATGAATGAAATTACACCTGAGTTTCTTAAAGCTCAGTCTAAAGCTGACAATCAAATTGACAGAATGTTTCCACTTCCACGCAGCTATGAAGACAGAATAAAACTTTATGACATGTTTTTGAGTCCTGAAGAGCTTTCTGTTTATAAAGAATATACTGACTTATCAGATGCACAAATACGATTAAATGTTGAAAAAACAGAAGCAAATAGTCCTGTTGAGGAACTGAAAAAGAACAATAAAATTCTTAGAACAATACTTGATGTTCCTGTTGAAGACATCCCCGGCAGTTTGTTTTTCACTGATATTGCTGAATCTGATATGGGTAAGTATCTTGATCTAGGCGATCCTAGAAAAACCTTTAATTTTGCGCCAGACCGAGATGTCCCCGGTGAAATTGATCTTGGCACCTTAAACGATATGGTTAATATTTTCGGAAAAGAGTGGGTTGAGGAAAGACTTGCGGGACTTCCAACAGATAGAGCGTGGCAGATTGTTGGGGACGGACCAGTTTCACGTTTAGAAGAAACTGGAAATCCTAACCTTCCTTATCGCATTCAAGACAGCAGCCAAGAAGGAAGAAGTGTTGTTGCTACAGAAAGTGTGTTTAAGCCAAGAACTGTTGAAGAAATGAAAAAACTTGCAGAGGCGGGTTATACAAATCTTAAATTTTTAGATGCGTCTGGTCGTGGTTCAAACACCCCTTCTTACAACTATGTTTTCTTTGGTGATGATGTCATGCCAAAGATTGTTGATAAGAAAGAAGAGGGCGGTTTAATTCAAAAAGGCTTAGGAAGCGTTAGATGAATGACCTTAGTGGCGTATTAAATTATCTCACAGATGACGAGATCGCCAAAGTTCAGCCGATGCTTGAGCGATTAAAGACGCTTGATGATAGGGCAGACAAGCAAGATAACTTTATGAATTTTGTGAAGCATGTTTGGCCTCAGTTTATTGAGGGCAGGCACCACAAGATTTACGCTCAGAAGCTGCAGGATGTGGCTGATGGTAAGTTGAAGCGTTTGATTGTAAATATGCCGCCTCGACATACGAAGTCTGAGTTTGCGAGTTATTTGTTTCCGACTTGGCTGATGGGCAGGCGCCCTGATTTGAAGATTATTCAGGCGACTCACACGGCTGAGTTGGCTGTTGGCTTTGGTCGTAAGGTTAAAAACTTAATTGATAGCGAGGAGTTTCGTGATGTCTTCCCTGATGTTAGTCTTGCAACAGATGCGAAAGCGAGTGGACGCTGGAGTACGAATGGTGGCGGAGAATATTACGCGGTTGGTGTCGGCGGTGCGCTTGCAGGTCGCGGCGCTGATCTCGCGATTATTGACGATCCTGTCTCGGAACAAGACGCGCTAAGTGTAACTGCGCTAGATAATATTTACGAGTGGTATACATCTGGTCCTCGACAGCGTTTGCAGCCCGGTGGTGCGATTATCATCGTGATGACACGATGGTCGATTCGTGACCTGACTGCAAAGGTTTTGCAGAAGCAGAGCGAGAAGGGTGCTGATAAGTGGGAAGTTGTGGAATTTCCTGCAATTATGCCCAAAGGTGGTCCACTTTGGCCTGAATTTTGGTCTTTAGATGAGCTTGAGAGCGTCAAAGCCTCTATCCCTGTGGGTAAGTGGAATGCCCAATATATGCAGAACCCTACTGCGGAAGAGGGTGCGATTATCAAAAGGGAGTGGTGGAACCTGTGGGAAAGGGATGAACCCCCGCCCTGTAGCTATATTATTCAGTCTTACGATACTGCGTTTAGTAAGAGTGACAGGGCTGACTACTCTGCGATAACGACTTGGGGTGTTTTTCACCATGAGGAGACAGGTGAGGATCATATTATCTTGCTTGATGCTGTTAGGGGCAGGTGGGAGTTTCCTGAATTGAAGGCTGCGGCCCATGATTTGTGGGAAGAGTTTGACCCTGATATGATTTTGATTGAACAGAAGGGTTCTGGAATGCCGTTGACGCAGGAGTTGAGGCGTATGGGTATACCTGTAACGCCGTTTACTCCGGGTCGTGGTGCGGACAAGTTTACGCGGATGCATGCCTGTGCGCCCGTGTTTGAAAGTGGTATGGTGTGGGCACCTGAGACTAATTTTGCTGATGAGGTGTTGGAAGAATGCGCTGCATTTCCGAATGGTGAACATGATGACTTGGCGGATTCGATGACTCAGGCTATACTGCGTTTTAGACAAGGTGGTTTTATCACCACTCCAACCGACTATGACGATGACGATGAGTTTCGTTTTAGAAGAAAGAGAGAGTATTACTGATGGCAAGTTCAACACGCGGCGGCAAACGTGGTAAGACAAAACGAGTAAAGATGAAGCCTGCAGAAAGTGGCGGACAAATTTATATGTCTAAAGATTATGCTAAAAGGTTTTTAGAAGGAGATAATCGTCCTAAGTTACACAACGCTATTAGGAAGGCTTACACTGATCGAATGCTTGCTGGTGAATTGACCCCAAAAGAGTCTGCACAAAAAAAAGTTGACGCATTTTCAGATCAGGTAAAGGAAGCGGTTGACCAAAAATTTGCTAATAAAAAGTACGGCGGAAAAGTCACCAAGATGGAAGGCGGTGGCGAAGTTTGCCGTGGAATGGGCCGTGCATATCAAGGCTCTCCAAAGAAAGTTCAGGTGCGCTAATGGCAAATATCGTCATCAAAATTGATATGGAAGAATTGTCTTCTGGCATTAACCAAGTCGTTGATGACGATTACGAAGATGATTTTGCTTGCCCTCTTGTGACTCACGATGAGGAAACAAACGAGGATCACAAGCAATATGCTGTGGATGAGTTTTCATATGGCCCATCAACAAAAAACTGGGAAAAGAAACCAGAGAAGTGTGGCATTTGTGAGTATTACAACATCCGTAGCGAAATGATGGACTGCATTGAGCAGGGCATGGGCGAGTCATATGGTGTGGGATACTGCACAAAACTTGACTTTGTTTGCTCTGCCGAGAATACATGTAATGCGTATGAGGCAGGCGGTCCTATGACAGACTACGATGATATTGATGAGATGGAGCCTTTACAGGGCGGATCGAAGGATATCTTTTAATGAAGTTGGGGCGTGGGATATCCAATGGGACATCTCCCTGCCCATTGGCGCAGACGCTCCCTCAAGCGTTACTGCTCCGCGATGGTAGAGCGACCCTCGCTCCAACACTTAAAGGGAAGTTAAAATGGCTATAGAACGTGATGCAGGTCCGGGTGGAATGATGGAGCAACCGCCCATGATTGAGGGCGAAGATGTTCTTGTAGAAGAACTTGGTCAGTCTCCCGGCATTTATGAATTTGATGATGGGTCTGCCATTGTTGGTGAATACACTGAGATGGAAGAAACTCAGGAAATTGCGTTTGACTCAAACTTAGCAGAATTTATGGATGACTCTGATCTTGGTCAGATTTCATCTACTTTGACTGGCGATATTGATGATGACTTTTCATCTCGCCAAGACTGGGAAGATACCTACAAGAAGGGTCTAGAGTTTTTAGGCATGCAGTATGAGGAGCGTGTTGAGCCGTTTGAGGGTTCATCTGGCGTTATTCACCCGTTGCTTGCTGAAAGCGTAACGCAGTTCCAAGCGCAAGCGTATCGTGAGATGTTGCCTGCCACTGGTCCTGTCAGAACGCAAGTTGTTGGTGCGCAGAACGAAATGCTGACAAAGCAAGCAGAGCGCGTCAAAGACTACATGAACTACATGATTACATATGAGATGGAAGAGTATGATCCTGAGATGGATCAGATGCTGTTCTATCTGCCAGTCATTGGTTCTACGTTTAAGAAAGTTTACTTTGATCCGCTAAAGGGTCGTGCGGTTAGTCAGTTTGTTCACGCTGAGGATTTGGTTGTGCCTTATGGCGCAGTTGATCTGGCAACAAGCCCACGTATTACGCACGTAATTAAGATGGATTCAAATGAGGTTCGCAAGTTGCAGCTTGCAGGCTTCTATCGCGATGTTGACTTGCCTGCGAACGGTGAAGCTGGCGAGGACATGAGCGAAGTCCAAGAGACTATTAATGAAATTCAAGGCGTACATCCAAGCAATGCTTCTGTAGAGTTAACTCTGTATGAAATTCATACAGACTTGGATTTGCCCGGGTTTGAGGACATGGATCAGGAAGGTGAGCCAAGTGGCTTGAAACTTCCTTATATTGTAACGCTGATTGAAAACACAGGTCAGATTCTTGCGATTCGTCGTAATTATTCTGAAGCTGATCCGATGATGAAGCGGAAGCAGTATTTTGTTCACTACAAGTTCTTGCCGGGTCTTGGTTTCTATGGCCTTGGCCTGACTCACATGATCGGTGGGTTGGCACAAGCGTCCACCTCTATACTGCGCCAACTCATTGATGCGGGTACGCTCTCCAACTTGCCTGCGGGTTTCAAGGCTCGTGGAGCGCGTATCCGTGATGAGGACAGTGCAATACAGCCGGGTGAGTTCCGCGACATTGATGTTGCAGGAACGGATATCAGAAGCTCCTTGATGCCCCTTCCCTTCAAAGAGCCTTCTGGTACTCTCTACAACCTTTTGGGCACTCTCGTGGACGCAGGTCGCCGCTTTGCGGCTATGGCTGACATGAAGATTGGTGAGATGGGCGGTGAAACGCCTGTTGGCACCACAATGGCGATTATGGAACGTGGCACGAAAGTGATGTCTGCGATCCACAAGCGCATGCATTATTCGCAAAAAATCGAGTTTAAACTTCTATCGAAGGTGTTTGCGGAAACGATACAGATGTATCCGTATATGCCATCTACAGAGTTTGGACCCGAAGTCTTTGCGCAAGATTTCGATGCTAGAGTTGATGTACTCCCTGTTAGTGACCCTAACATCTTCTCTATGGCCCAGCGTATCGCTCTTGCGCAAACCCAATTGCAGCTTGTTCAATCTAATCCACAGATTCACGGTGGGCCTCAAGGATTGTACCAAGCATATCGCAAGATGTACGAAGCCTTGGGCGTTAATAACATCGACGCGATCTTACCACCCCCACCACAGCCTATGCCTATGAATGCTGCGATGGAGAATAAGATTGCGCTGACTGGCGGTATGCCACAGGCATTCCCACAGCAAGACCACAAGGCGCACATCGAAACTCACTTGGCAATGATGTCCACACCTGTCGTTCAAATGAACCCACAGGCTATGGCAACGCTTCAGGGGCATATTCAAGAACACATTGGTATGCTGGCAGAGGCGCAAGCGCAGCAGATGGTTATGGAGCAAGCAGGACCAGAGGTTCAGCAGAATCCAGAAGCCATGCAGATGCTACAGCCTGCGATAGAACGTCAAGCGGCTATGCTGATTGCAGACCTTACAGAAGAGTTTACGCAGTCTGTTGAGCCAATGCCTCAAGGTGAAGACCCATTGGTTGCGATCAGACAGCAAGAGTTGCAGCTAAAAGCAGCAGATATGCAGCGTAAGTCTTCAGAGTTTGAAGCGAAGCAAGAACTTGAGCGTGAGCGCGAAATGATGGATGCGCGACTAGCTGAAGAACGTCTAAAGCTACAAGAGGATGCTTTAGAAGACAAAACACGAGTCGCACAGGATAGAATCCAAACTCAACGCGACATTGCGGCTCTCAATGCACGAATGAAGGGAGTTCAGTAATGACCAGTAGTGTACGCGCAAAAATGATGGAAGTTGAGAAGGAGAAGAAAATTGCCACTCGCCAAAGGGAAGAGTCAGCAGACAATAAGCTCCAACATAAGCAAGCTAGTGTCGGAGGGGTATCCGCAAAAGCAAGCAGTGGCGATAGCACTGGCGGAGTCGAGAAAGTCAGGGCGCGGACGAAAAAAGGCCACTTCGTCAAAGACGACCCCAACACCCCAGAAAACGAAGCGTGGGTCGAAAAGCCCCAAAAAGCCCCTGCAAAGAAAAAAGCCCCAGCCAAAAAGAAAGCCGTTAAAAAAAGCTAATGGCGGTACTGTAAGCAGGTTTAGTTCAATAGCAAGACCGCAAAGGTTTCAGGGTGTTTTCTAAACTGTAGGAGAACACCCCTTGCGTTTTAGTAAAGATCGTATAAAGTTCTAGTGGGAGAACCACATGGACGCACTACATCTAGCCGAACATCTCTACAAAAAGTTACGCCAACGCCGTGAAGACATACAGGTGTCTTTAGGGACTGGTAATATTGGTTCTTTTGATGAGTACCGATATGCCGTTGGGCAGGTTAAGGGCTTGACGTTCATGGAAGATGAAATCCGATCAGCAATGAAGGCTATTGAGTACGCAGATGACTAAAAAACTGTATGTGCCCGAACATGTGGCAAGAAAAGTAAACAAACCTGCAGGTATGGAAGATATTCCAAAGCCCGTAAAAACAGCTTTTGGTAAAGATAAGGCCGAAAGTAAGAATGAAAGTGATCCATCTGAAATGGATTCATCAGCACTAGAGCGACTACCGCAGCCTACTGGGTATCGCATGCTTATCATTCCTTATTACCCAAGTGAGAAAACTAAGGGTGGATTGTACGTTCCAGACCAAGTTCGTGACCGTGAGGCGTTCGCAACGGTTGCAGCTTATGTTGTCAAGCTGGGTCCAGATGCTTACCAAGATCAGCAAAAATTCCCAACAGGTCCATGGTGTTCTCAAAAAGATTGGGTACTTATAGGAAGATATGCTGGAAATCGGTTTAAAGTTGATGGTTTAGAGGTAAGAATTATAAACGATGACAACATTATCGCAACAATTCTTGACCCAACAGACATTTCATATGTATAATGCAGGCAAAGGAGACAGGCGCCATGAATGCTGAAGCTCAAGAGCAAGAGTTTGAAGAAACAACATCAGTAGAGTTGGATGACGACTCTGATGAAGTTGTTGAGGTTGCTTCTGATGATGACAATAATCAAGCGGGTCAAGATGATGAGCTTGATCAATACAGTGAAAATGTTCAGAAGCGCATTCGCAAGCTAACTGCCGCTCGTCGTCAGGCTGAAGAAGAAGCTGCTGCTGCAGTTCAGTACATTCAGCAAGTCCAAGCTCAGAACGAAGAATATAAAAAGCGTCTATCTACAGTTAACACTGGATATATGTCTGAGTACGAAGGTCGTATCTCTTCTCAAGAGGCTCAAGCTAAACGTGCTTTGGCAGAAGCATATGAAGCTGGAGACTATGACAGAGTGGCAGATGCGCAGTCAGCGATTGCGCAAATTGCTATTGAGAAAGAACGTCTTCGTGTTCAAAAAACGCGCTCACAAACCCAAGCTGCACAGGCGCAAGCCCAACCGCAGCAACAACAATATCAACCACAGCCACGCCAACAACAGCGTGATCCAAAGCTAGAGTCATGGCTTGGTAAAAACCAGTGGTTTGGTCAAGATAAAGTAATGACAGGTGTCGCTCGTACAATTCACGAAACACTTGTTGCTGAAGAAGGATATGACCCAACTTCAGATGAATATTATGCAGAAATCGACAAACGTATGCGTCGAGAAATGCCTCAAAAGTTTCAGGGTGATAAGAAGAACGTCCAGTCTGTCACACCTGCTGGGAGCGGTAATCGTTCCTTAAAAAGCGGACGGAAAAAGCAAGTGGAGCTTAATCCCGGTCAAGTACGCTTGGCTGAAAGATTAGGAGTGCCCTTGGATAAATATGCTGCTCAAGTAGCTAAACTTGAAAATCGGAGAGACTGATATGGCTGACCGTACTTCACGCGACACACAAACGCGGGAGCGCCAAGAGCGCAAAGTTTGGAGACCCGGCTCGGCTTTAGAAGCACCGGAAGCCCCTTTGGGGTATAAACATCGTTGGATTCGTGAATCCGTGATGGAGTTTGACGACAAAACTAACGTCCATAAGCGGCGGCAAGAAGGATACGACCTCGTTCGTGCAGAGGAATATCCAGAATATTCAGGTCCAGTTGTAGACGAGGGGCGCAACGCAGGCATCATTGGTGTCGGCGGTTTGGTTCTTGCTCGAATCCCCGTCGAGTTGGCAGATCAACGTAATCAACACTACCAAGGTGTTACACAAAACCAAATGGAAGCTGTTGATCGCGATTGGATGCGCGAAAATAACCCCGCGATGCCGAAAATGGCACCGCAGCGTAAAACCTCTGTGAGTTTCGGCTCACGACCTAAATCTGATGGAGAATAAGGATGTCTAACTACGACGCACCTTTTGGCCTTCGTCCGTCACGTACAAGCATTAGCTCTCAGCAGCAAAACCGTTATCGCATTGCTTCAGGTTATGCGACTGCAATCTTCCAAGGTGATCTTGTGAAAGTTGTAACTGGTGGCGGCATTGAGCGTGTAACAGCTTCCCCCGGCACTGACCTAATTCTAGGCGTGTTCAATGGCTGTAACTATACGGACCCGACGACAGGCAAGCCAACATGGTCAGCATATTACCCCGGTGGTGTTGCTGCTTCTGATATCATTGCAGATGTGATCGACGATCCAAATGCAACGTTTGAAGTGCAAGCAGATGCCGCTTTCCCAGTAGCTGACTTGATGGGCAACTTTAATATTGTTGCTACAGCGGGTGATACCACTTCTGGTATATCTCGTGTCGAAATTGGTGTTTCAACGGGCGCAACAACAGCGACTCTACCGTTGAAAGCTATCGACATTTCTCAAGACCCTGAGAATAGCGATGTTTCGTCGGCAAACACTAACGTGATTGTCAAAATCAATAACCACCTGTTCAGTGCTGGCACTGCAGGTCTGGCATAAGGAGAGGAGTGATTCATGGCTATTTCACGTTCACAACTCGTTAAAGAACTAGAGCCGGGCCTTAATGCTTTGTTCGGAATGGAATATGACCGCTATGAAAATCAGCATGCGGAAATCTACGAAACAGAAGCATCAGATCGTGCTTTTGAGGAAGAGGTCATGCTGGTCGGATTCGGAAATGCTCCGACTAAGAACGAAGGTTCTGGTGTCCAGTTTGATAACGCAAATGAAGCATACACTGCTCGTTATACACACGAGACAGTTGCGCTTGCATTCGCACTAACAGAAGAAGCTGTTGAAGACAACCTGTATGACCGCCTTGGTGCGCGTTATACTCGTGCGTTGGCTCGTTCTATGGCTCACACAAAGCAAGTTAAAGCTGCTGCAACATTGAACAATGCGTTCGATAGCAACTTTACTGGCGGTGACGGCAAAGAACTTTGTGCAACTGACCACCCACTAGCTGGTGGTGGTACGTTCCGTAACGAACCTTCAACTGCTGCTGACCTCAACGAAACATCACTTGAGAATGCTCTTATCGACATCTCAACATTCGTTGACGAACGCAACATGATCATTGCTCTACGCGGCACTAAGTTGATCATTCCACCACAACTGCAATTCGTTGCAGATCGTTTGTTGGAATCAACTCTACGTGTTGGCACAGCAGACAATGACATTAACGCGATCCGTAACATGGGTATGCTTCCAGAGGGTTACACTGTTAACCACTTCTTGACCGACCCAGATGCGTTCTTCATTAAGACTGACGCACCTAACGGCTTCAAGCATTTTGAGCGTTCACCAATGCGCACAAACATGGAAGCGGATTTCGACACAGGCAACATGCGCTTTAAAGCTCGTGAGCGTTATAGCTTCGGCTATTCTGACCCACGCGCAGTATTCGGTTCACCCGGAGCGTAATTTGTGTTACAGTAGGGGCAGAACATTCTTCATGTTTTGCTCCTTACCTTAGAGGCGGCTACAGTCGCCTCTTTCTTTTTGACTCATTTGTGTTATTCTGATTGCATCCCTGACAGCCGCATGGTGCGGCTGACACTAGCCACGACAGGAGAATGACATGGCTCGTACTACTTTTTCAGGCCCAGTGAAATCAAATACAGCTTTCTGGGCAAACCCAATTCTTTTTGCAGACCTGCCAACAGCTTCCGCTGATAACGAAGGTTATATCTACTATGTGTCTAATGCGCGCAAAGCAGCAGAGGGCGTAGGTGCAGGTACAGGTAACTTAGTGTTTTCAGACGGTTCAAACTGGATTCGTGTAGATACTGGCGCAACAGCAGCGGCATAAGGAGCTAACTTATGGCAGGTCCAGTAAAGGCATATAACTTCACGCAAGGTGACTCTGCGGCTGTTGTTGGTGACTCACGTTCACGCATCCGTCAGATTGTAATTTACGCGGCTGCGGCTGGCGCATTTACAATCAAAAACGGTGGTGCATCTGGAGAAACTCTTATTGAGCAAACCTTTTCAATAGGTATGCATCATCTAAACATTCCAGATGATGGCATTCTTGCGACAAGCGGTGCGTATGTAAGTGCATTCACAGGTACAAATAACGAACTGACAATCTTTTTGTCATAAGGAGTCAAAATGGCGAATTATCGTTCCATAACGCAAGTTGGAACATCTGAGCCATTTGAGCTACAGGTGGCCCGTGGTCAAATCACGGGTCATAAAACTGTGTTTAAGTTCGGTTACAACAACGATGTTGGAAGCACAAAAGAAACCATCTGGGAACAAGGTGGTTTGTATTCCTACCCCCCATCAGCCACGATAATGACTATATCAAGCAGTTCAGCTAACGACACTGCTGCAGGTACTGGTGCAAGAACGGTTGAAGTTTTTGGCCTAGATGGTGACTACAACGAAATAAACGAAGTTGTCACATTAAACGGACAAACGCCTGTTAATACTACCAAATCGTACTTTCGGATCAATCGTGGCATTGTTCGCAGCGCGGGTAGTGGTGG